CTCATCACCCCTGCTCAAGGCGGTAACCCAACCTTCTATAGCTTTAATGGTGTAGATGGTAACTTAGATAGTGCAGTTGATCTGTACCCTGTTCCTGATGCTGTCTACAGTATTCGCTTTAACGTTGTTATACCTCAAGATGATCTAGTAGCTAACACTGATGTGTTGTCTATTCCTTCAGAGCCTATTGTTCAAGGTGCATTGGCAAGAGCTATTAGCGAACGCGGTGAAGATGGCGGACGTTTAAGTAATGACCAATACATGTTATACAAGAGCGCGATGGCGGACGAGATTGCCATTGAAGCTGGTCGGTTCCCTACTGAAACTATCTGGTATGTAGTCTAATGGCTGCATCACCACTAACCCCAGTTTCAATCGTTGCTCCGGGCTTCTTCGGTTTAAACACCCAAGAGGCTTCAGTTAACGTACAACAGAACTTCGCGCTAGTGGCTAACAATGCTGTTATTGACTCTTACGGCAGGGTTGGCGCTCGCAAAGGTTACACCACGTTATCTGATGTCGATGCTAACGACATTGTATATTGTATTCACGAGCATGTTAACAAGGACGGCTCAACAGAGATATTCTTCGCCGGTGGTGATCGATTCTATAACATGGACGCAGCCGGGACTACAACGACTGCTTATACTGACGGCGCTCCTCCTGCTGATGCTAACTGGCAACCTATGAGCTTTAACGGTGATGCTTACTTCTTTCACGAAGGGCATATGCCAATAGTTAACGACATCGTAGGAGGTACTGGTTGGGTTGATTTAAGTAGCTTTAGCGCAATGCCTCCTAGTGTTACTCAAGCGGGTGTCGGCTTATCTGCATATGGGCGTATGTGGATGGCGCGTACCAACTTAGGTAAGACAACAGTTTATTGGAGTGATACTTTAATTGGTACTAGCTTTAACACTGGAACAGCCGGGTCACTTGATTTAGAGAATGTATTTACCAACGGCACAGATGAGATTACTCATTTAGCCGCTTTCAACGGTAACCTTGTTATCTTCTGTAAAAAGACCATCATACTCTACTCAGGCGCACAACAACCTGAGACAATGCAGTTAGTGGATATTATAGACGGTGTGGGTTGTATTGCTCGCGACTCTGTTCAAGATATAGGTACAGATATATTGTTCTTATCTGATACAGGGGTTCGTAGCTTAGGTCGTGTTATTCAAGAGAAGAGTTCACCAATGCGTGACTTATCTAGGAATGTACGTGACCAACTACTAGCTGAGTTAGCGGGTGAAAGTGGTATTGTTAAGAGCGCTTACTACGAGAAAGAAGCCTTCTATTTAATAACAATACCATCACTTCAAAAGGTGTGGTGCTTTGATATTAGGTCTGCTTTAGAGGATGGGTCGTTTAGAGTAACAACATGGACGGGACAAGGTTACAGTTCATTTTGCACCACCCGAACCAACAAGATGTTTATAGGTACTTCGTTACGTGTTAGTGAGTATGGTGGTTTTAATGACAACTTAGACTCTTACACAATGTCTTACTATACTACTCACCTTGATGCAGGCGCTCCAGCTAACTTAAAAATGTTAAAGAGTTCTTCTTTTATGTTTATAGGTGGTGGAGGTACAGCGATAACAATCAAATGGGATGTGGACTATGGTTCTAACTACGGCTCTAGGGTCTTTACGTTTCCCACTAATAGCTCAGGTCAATATGGTATTGATGAGTACACTGTGGCTGAGTTTTCTCCCGGTATTGTTATTAACCGTAAGGATGTAACATTATCAAAGACGGGAAGGGTATTTCAATTAGGGATTGAGGCCACCATTGACGGTAGTCCTCTTTCGGTACAACAGATAGACATCTTCGTAAAAGGCGGGAGAACAGTATGAGTAATTATACCAAGACTACAAACTTTACTGCTAAGGATACACTTCCTAGTGGTAATGCGAGTAAGATTGTTAGGGGTACGGAATTCGATGTAGAATTTAGTGCAATCCAAGTAGCCAACAATAGCAAGGCAAATTCAGCCTCCCCTACATTCACAGGTACGGTTACACTGCCGACTGTGGATGGTGCAACTATTAGCGGAGGCACATACTAATGGCTTTAATTGATAAGAATTTCTATAATTCTCAATCTTACAAGGATTATCAGAATAGACCTGACGCTGGTATGGGCACTCAGGATATGTATAATAGTCCTTATTTTGGTCGGATGAGTAGTGGTTCTGTAGGTCAAGCCCAAGATAGGGCTTACGAGCAATACCTAACCTCCACAGGACAACCCGTACCTTCCACAGGACGAACTCTTAATAATCCTTTTAACAATGCCTTTAATAGTAATAATAATCCACTATTTTCGTTAATGGGGGGTTCTCAACCCGGTATGTCTCTAACTGGTGGGTTAATGGGTGGACTTCAACCCGGTATGCCTCAAAATAGTGGGTTCCAAGGTTATAACCCATCACCAATCAATTCAACAGGTAGTTACAACACTGGTGACTACGCTAGTTTGTTAGGTGGTTTATTTACTGGTGGAGTTACAGGCGCGGCTGCTGGTGCTGGTGTTAATGACGCAGTGGCGCGGCTCCAAGCTCTAGGTCAGTCAGGTATTAACGATTATACCAACCTAGCTAAGACGGTAACCCAAGATATTAACTTTAAGCCTTATGCGTTAACCAACTCATTAGGTTCAACAAGGCAGACAGCTCCGGGTGTTATCGATCAACAACTAACACCTCAACAGCAATCTAATGTTAACATGGCTTCTGGCGCTCAAGGCGGCCTATATAACTTCTCTGGTATCCCTAACACCTCTGGGATGGCTAATCAAGCCTTCGGACAGGCTCAACAGGGTTTAATGGGGGTAGGTCAGGGTCAAGAGGATATAGCGGCTCTCAGGGCTGGATATGGCTCCGCAGCGCAGGGTATGACGGGTATGTTAGGTGGGTCTACTAACGATATGGCAAGTCAGTTGTTTAATCAACAACAAGCTATGCGTGACCCTGTACAACAACGTCAACAGATGGAGTTGGAGAATAGGTTACGCTCACAGGGTCGCTTAGGTGTCTCTACTTCCGCTTATGGGGGTACACCTGAACAGTTAGCAATGGCGAAGGCTCAACAGGAACAACAGTCAGCCGATGCCTTTAACAGTATTAGTCAAGGTGAGCAGTTAGCAAGTCAACAACAGGCTCGTGCGTTAGGTTTAGGTCAAGCCACAACCGGCATGGCTCAGACACAACAAGCCCTTCGTGCCGGTGATGTCGCTAACGCTAGTTCATTGTTTAATCTTGGTAGTTCAGCGGCTCAGTTGCCGTCACAGATGCAAGGTCAACAGATTGCTCAGGCTGGTCAGTTGCAGGGTCAAGCATTAGCCCCCGGCGCTCAACAGTTACAACAGTTAGCCGCTTCAGGTACTTTAGGTTCACAAGAAGCTAATGTTGCTGCTACTCGTGGTAAGATGTTTGGTGACTTAGCTGGTGCGGGTCTGCAAGAGAGGTTAACTGCTGAAAGTGCTGCCGCTGCGCTACGTGGTAAACAGTATACAGCGGCTCTGGGTGCATTGGCTAACAAAGGTGCAATTAGTGGAGGAGATGCTAACACTGTCCAAGGTATGATTCAACAAGGTGTTACCCGTGTAGGTAATGACTTGGTTGATGCGGCAGGTACAGTTATTAAAGGGGCTTATGGCGCTCTGTCAGAGGGTGTTAAGTCAGCTTGGGATTATGTTACTTCAGACAGCAACGGCTTTAGCGGTGTCCCCGGTATTGACTTCGGTGGAGGCGGTGGTATAGATGGAGGCGGCTGGGGGTCTTTGGCGGAAACTACAGGCGAAGCTACTAACATCATTGAGGATGCTTGGAGTGCTGTTTCTAAATGGTGGGATAGTTGGTAAACTAAGGAGTTATTATGGCAGGATTATTTTCAAGTAACGAGCAGGATATGTTAGGCACTATCATGCAACAACGTAACCAATCAAACCAAGCTCTAGGCAGTGGTTATGGTAAGTACGGGGGTATTGTTCAAGCTGGTGCTGGCATGGCTGACATCGGTGGTGATGCTATGTTTGGAGGTGCTACAGGCGCTTCTGACCCCCGTATGATTGAGCAACAAGAGGTAAAAGCTATCTTTTCTCAGGCAGCTACACAAACAGGTAACAGTACTTCTCCTGAATTCTTCATGGCTTTGTCAGAATTACTAGCGGCTAAGTTTCCAGAGCAATCTAAAAAAGCTGCGGAACAAGCTGATGAAGTCAAGAAAAAGAGTTACGAGATGGGGGTGCTCTCAAATGCTCAGAAGTTACAACAAGCTATAGCAGACATTCCAGAAGACGCTACATATGAGCAACGCGCCTCCCAAGAAA